ATGATTCAAAACATGATGTAAATGCTTCGATTGTTGGGAGTTTAGCGAACATCAAAGGAGCAGTTGTAAATGTAACTACAGCAGGAGAAAGTGTTCGATTGCCTGATATTCCTTGCAACACTGTCACCATAACTGCATTAAGAGATAATACTGGATTTATATATATCGGTGGTTCTGACGTTTCCTCTACAGTATTTGGAGATGATTTAGCGTCTAAAGAAAGTTTCACTTTTCAAATAGCTAATCTTAATCAATTATATATTGACGCCTCAGTAAGTGGGGAGGGGATAAGTTATGTCGCGGTCTAATAGAGATTCAAGTGGAGGGATAAGAAAAGAACTTAGTGCGTATAAGGTGGAAAATGTTCAACAAATAAGTGATTTGCAAACTAATAAAGCCGATAAAACAGAGGTTAATACACTAGCAACAGATAAAGCAAATCAATCTGACTTATTAGTTGAAAGAGCGAGAATAAATAGTTTTACGACATTGGCAGAAGGGAGTACAACAGGGGATGCGGAACTGATAGATGCTAGAATTGGCGCAGATGGTGTTACTTATACTAATGCAGGTGGAGCAATTAGAGGGCAGATTGGTAAACTTTCAAAATCTATTTATTCAGATGAAATTGCAAACTATACAGCTAGTTTAGGACTTATAGAAAATGATGGAACAGTTTATTTTCTCGAAGGAAATAGTTATGTAAAATTTGAAATCCCTAAAAATTGCACAAAAATTAAATTTAAAACGTCATCTTTCTCTGGAGACTATGGATATGCGTTTTATGATAATAATGCACTGTTACAGTTTACAAAAACAGGTATGGACACTACTTTAACGGTTGATGTTCCAGACAATGCGGTATATTTTGCTACTTGTTGGAAAGACACACTGACACAAGAAATTGCACTTTATCATGATAATATTGCGGATAATAATGCAATTAATGTGGAGTTTGATGTTTATAATGGCGCAATAGGCTCGGTTGATGGGTTAATAGACGAATCAATAACATCTTCCTTTACTTGCATTTATTGTAATGGTTGCAAAAAAATTCAGTTTAATGGTAGCGAGTACGTAGGACTATACGGAATTGCATTTTATGATGTAAACAAGCAATTTGTTTTGGGAGCACAAACAGTAACATATACTACGCACGAATTAGACATTCCGAATACAGCTTGCTATGCTAGAATATGTTGGAAATCAGATACAATTCAGCAGATCAAATTGATTACAGCTAGTGTTGATGCTATTGTAAATACAAAGCCATTCCCTATCTTCCCAAATGAAAACGCAACAAATTTTTTACAACAAATGATAAATTATGCGGACTATGGTACTACATTACTAATTCCACTAGGTACATATCATATCAGCAAAAAAATTATTATGAAATCTGGTGTGTCTATAAAAGGAGCAGGAAGTAGATACACAAAATTTACGGATTTAACAGCTTCTGGTAATAGTGATACTATATTCGGTACTACTACTCTAACAGATGAAATTAGTGACGTTGAATATACTGATTTCTGTATTGATAGAAGCTTGTCAACATCTGCGCTAGTACAAACAAAAGGAATTTATGTTCAAGGAGTGCACAATTCGAAATTTGAAAGATTAGTATTTATTAATACACCTGCAACTGCACTTGGAATTGACTATCTAGATAATGTTATTATAAACGAGGTAGAGTGCTATGGGTGTGGGCATCAATTCAATGTCGTAGGAATGGGCTGTGCAGGAATTGGGATTGGAACAGGCAAATGGAATGATGAATCATTTATTATTTCGAACTGTATCACGGCTAGTTGTGGGCAGGCTGGAATTTTCATTGAAACTCAAGGCTCGCTAAAATACACAGTCGGGGAAGTTTTGGGACGACATCAAGTTGTTTGCGGAAACATTATGAAAAATTGTGATAACTACGGCATATTAATGGACGGTGGAGCATCAATAGCAATCACTGGAAATATTATATCTGGTAACGCATACGGAGTTGGATTCAAGCATTTTGCAACAAATGTTCTTGTAAGCGGAAACACGTTATTTGACAATGCCACGGGCATTCAAAACCAAAATGCTACACCTGGGGTTGAGGGTAACGGTATATTTATCACAAGTAATCTTATTAATCATTCCAATATAGCTTGTGAGTTAGTAGGTACTTTCGATGCCGTTATAGCGAACAATGTAATAAAAAACAATACAACGAAATGTGCTGTTCTTACTGGAAGTTTCGAAAGCAGATTTACATGGAGAAACAACATTACCGATGGAGTAATTGATTATTCTAGTGCTACTGGGGTAGATGTAGTTTAGTTGCGATTGTATTTCCGCATAATAATCTTCACTAAAGATACAACTAGTCAAATCCACAGGAGGACAACCCATGGGAGAAAATAGAGCGTGCAAATGCTTTATCGAAATAGAACCTAACATCAGGGTTAATTGTGCAACCTGCAAGCGATGGAACTATGATTTAGGTCGATGCAGGGATGAGAAGATTGTGGTAGAGAGTCAAAGCCCTGAATCGAAAGTTGGTTGGTGTGATTGGTGATAAGGAGTGAAACCTATGGCAGAGCAAAAAGTTAAAAAGGAACCGAAAAAAGCTGCTGCCAAGCCAAAGGTAGAGAAGCCAAAAGCAGAAGAGCAACCAAAGCAGAAGAAAATGACTCAAGCCCAATTGGCTGCCTATTATGAGCAATTAAAGCAGGAGGCGGCTAGGAGGGATGATGAGTACTTCCTTAAGTACAACGTTAAGATCGTCAACAAAGAAGGAGATCAAATACCCTTTGTTCTCAATAACACTCAAAGGAGAATTGAGGCAAAGATAAAGGAACTTGAGTCTCATGGAATACCGGTCAGGATTATCATATTGAAGTACCGCCAAGGTGGCATTTCAACATATGTTCAGGCTAAATACCTCTGTAGGACGGTAAAGAATAAAAACAGAAGTGCCCTTGTAGTTGCTCATCGTGATGATAGCACGAATGCCATTTTTGAAAAGTCTAAGTATATATACAAATATTTACCGCCTCAAATTCAACCCTTACAACAAGCGTCTAACGCAAGAGAGTTGATATTTGATAAGCCGCCTCACTATAAAGGAAAAATGGAAGGCTTAAACAGTCGTATAAAAGTCCAAACGGCAGGTAGTGAAGATATTGGACGTTCTGATACTAACTTTTACGTTCACTTATCAGAGTTTGCTTTTTATAAGGGAAATCCAAAGAAAAGCTTAACTGGTATTCTCCAATCAGTCCCTAAAGTCCCTGGAACAATAGTCGTGATAGAAAGTACCGGCAATGGAATGAACGACTTCAAGGACCTGTGGGATGCAGCAGAGGCCGGTGAAAATCAATGGATTCCGATGTTCTTTGCTTGGCACGACGACCCATTAAACGTAATGCCTTGCACAAAAGAAGAACTAGCCGAAATAATGTCCTCACTGGATGAAGAAAACTCTAAATACATCAAGGAGATAACTGAATTATTCAACCTTACTCCCGAACAGATAAAGTGGTATATCTGGATGGCAAAGAATGACTGTAACGGCGATTGGGATATGATGAAACAAGAAAATCCTGGTTTTCCAGCCGAAAGTTTCCTTTCTACAGGCCGTCCGGTGTTTAACGTAAAACAAATCTCAATGAGGATTGAACAACTCAAAAAGCAATATAAATTGAAACCTCCAAAACGAGGTTCTTTTTTATTCGAGTGGAACAATCCCGAAACCAAAGATAAGATCAAGGATGATTCAATCAGATTTGTCAATGGATTCGGCAATTATATTCACATTTATGAGGAACCAAAAGCAGGACATCCTTATTGTGCGGGCGGAGATACGGCTGGGGATGGGGCTGATAAGTTTAGTGCAACGGTTATCGACAACTCCAACGGAAAACGTGTTGCAACCCTCCACGATAAGATAGACCCTGATACCTACGCGCACCAAATGTACTGCCTTGGAAAGTATTACAACACGGCATTACTGAGTATTGAAATTAACTTTGATATCTACCCTGTCAAGGAATTGGAACGACTCAACTATCCAAAGCAGTACCGCAGGGAAGTCATTGACGAAGTTGGACACAAAAAACAATACAAAAACGGTTGGAAAACCGATTCAAACACTCGACCGATGATTATTTCAAATGAAATCGTCCTAATCCGAGACAACATCGAACTCTTCACCCACATCGACATGCTTTCCGAATGCCTAACATTCGTCATTGACAAAAACGGCAGACCCGATGCAGAGTCAGGCAAACATGACGATATCCTAATGTCGGATATGATATGCAACGCCAGCCGGTCCCAACAGCGATTCACAGTCGAACGCAACGCTCAATTCGAGTTACCTCCCAATATGAGCGAAGAAGAGAAGGCAAGGGTTAAGGCTAATATCGAGTTTAGCGATAAGTATGTAGAGATGGCTAAGTATCGGAGGAAGAAGTAGAACACCGTGGACGTTTTGAACGACCTCGGATTTTTTATGTCTAAAGAGAGGTGAAACAATGTCGCTACTAACTAAGGCGAAAAAGGTGGCTGGTAAAATCATGGGCAAAAAAGAAATGGTATTCGATGCCGAGCAGGAAGAGGCAGACCGCGAACTCATAGAGCAATGGCAACCTGTGTTTGAGGCAGACAAACGAGCAAAAGCTCCCTGGGATAAACGATTCGATGCTTGGGAGAGCGTATACAATGCAGGTAGGGACTTCCAAAACGTTGAGGATGAGCTAACCAATTCCAACAGGAGCCCACGCACGATTATCAATTTCCCTCGAATGATTGTCGAGAGCTTGATTAGCTTAGATGTTCCCGACCCTGACTTCAAGGCTATAGCTCAAGATGATGAGGAGTCTGTCGGAATCCTTAAAAACTATGTCATGTATGTGGTCCGTTCTGCTCAACCCTCCCTTGAAGAAATCAATCTCCATAATGAGCGTCGAGTAATGAAGTTCGGTGGGGCCTTCCACAAGATTCATTGGAACAACAACGTCAAAAAAGCAGGTTATGTCGGGGAAATAGAAATCTCCATGCCTCACCCGAAAGACATTATCCCAAACCATGGAGCAACGTCAATCGACGACATGGAGCATTATCATCATCCGAACAATCGTACAGCCAATTACATTATTCGCAAATGGCCACATATCACAAAGGAAGTGCTTGAGAATAAGGCTCAACTATTTCATGAGTATGACGAAATGTCAGGTTCGCAGCGAATAACCGTTTCCGATCAAGACGCAGGAGATCAGGAAATGGGGTTGGCTAAGTACACCATAGTAGAAACATCCTACAGAGATGAAGAAGGCGACATATGCAAGCTATGGTGGTCTGGTGACTTAGTTATTAGTCATTTACCAAAGTTCTTCCATCGGAGAATTGAGGGAGAGATTGCTAATACTGAGGAATATGAAGGCAAAGAGGTTGATTATTATGTTCCTAAATCATGGGATTTAATTTATCAGCCCTTCATTCCTAGGGACAAGTCCTTTTGGGGAATCTCCATCATGGAAGATATTCATGACATTAATGAGGCAATCAAAAAGGCAGTTTATCAGCATGAGGAACAGCATTTAAAGGGAACCAAAAAGATTCTTGTCGGTAGCCAAGAGATGAAGATTAAGCTAGAATCCTCCATTTCAACAATTGAGTATGTTCAAGACCCTAATCAAAATGTCAGAGAAATTGATATGTCGGGCAACATTGACGGAGTAGCCTGGATTAACCAACTTAAAGAGTGGATGCAGCTACTAACAGGGGCCACAAACTCAGCATTAGGCGTTCGAGACCAAGGCGTAACGAGCGGTCGGCAAGCTCAGGTGTATGTTGAGCAAGCGAACTTCAAAGTAGCTCTTAAAACAGCGTATAAGGCGAGTGCTTACAAAAGGATATACAGAACGATTGCAGACTTCTCCTTAGCCTTTGTAGATGAGACTAGGCCATTCAGGATTAAAGGAGAACCATTACAAGACCCGAATGCAGACCCGTCTATGCCACAGCCTAAAGCACAGTATGGAAAGTTCGATAGGTTGGCAATGCTCAAAGATATGTCGGGTAATTACATTTATCCTGACTTTGACATTGAGATTAATGCTGAGAGTGGGTTCATGAAGTCGAGAAGCGAAGTGTTCAACACATTGAGCAATCTAGCAGGACAGGGACGATTCGAGCCAAACCCAGGGAACCTGACTTTCTTGAAATTGCTTAACAAACTCGGTGTACCGGACTTGCAAGGTGTAATTGATGAGATGGGGCAGATTGTTAAACAGATGCAACAAGCACCTAAGCAAGAGGAACAAAAAGGGCCTGCCGAATCAATCTCATTTAGGGATTTACCGATTGCAGGACAGATTCAACTAGCAGCCAAAGCAGGGATACAACTTCAACCACAGGATTTAGAGCAAATGCAACAGGCAGGAGAGACACAAAGTACTGTAGGAGAGTCTAGGATGCCACAGGAGGGCGAGCAACCTCAAGGTGAGACAAATATACCTCCCGAGATAGAACAAGCCTTACAGGAGTTCCCAGAGCCTGTACAGAGGTTATTGCTAAAGATGGACCCTGATAAGTTGGAAGTGTTTCTGAGTAGACCACAGGAAGAACAGATTGCCATATTGCAGAAGATAGCAGGGGGTGGAGATAGTGAGTAATGTGACAGGATTTTCTTAGCTAAATAAAGTCAACTGATGAGCTGAGAAGGCTCTTTTATTTTGTATTAAGAAAGGCGAAGATGAATGGATTATCTATTCGCGTTCCTAGTTTTGTTTTGGTTGCACTTTGTAGCTGATTATCCACTACAAGGCGAATTCCTTGCTAAGTTTAAGGGTGGATATGATTATCTTTTGTTCTGCCACACTGTCATATGGGCAGGGACGATATCGGCAGGATTAGTTTACCTTGGAATATTTGCTTACTGGAAAGTTGCAATGTTATTAATTGGTCACTTTATTATTGATAGATGGAAAGCCCAAAAGCCCGATAAGACAAATGCTCTTACAAAGGATTTATGGATTGACCAGGCATTACACATGGTCCAAATTATTATCTGCTTATTTTAATATGACCAATTGATGAGTCACTAAATGGTGGCTCTTTTGTTTTACCCATCTTTAGGTTAAGGAGGTGAAAAACCATGGGACAAAATCTAAAAACCCCTATGCCAGTGAAGGCAAGCTTCACGTTCGGGACTTCTGGGGAGCGCAGTAAACCAGCTACAAAGATTTTAAAAGGGCAGGGCGACCTCAGAGCCAAGAAGGGCAATAACAACGGAAAATAACCACAATTCATCCGGTTAAGGCGGCAATACCAGTCGCCTTTTTCTTATGCCTAATTTGAGGCAGGACTCACCTTCCAAATAGGTGCAATACGTTGGCGAACGGATACGCAAAAGGAGAAAAAAATCATGTTTAACATTTTCAATTTAAAAACCCTACGTCCAATGATGGATGAAGATGGCGCAATCGGAGGGGCCGCCGCCTCCACAGAAACAGGAACCGAAGGAACACAAGCAGGAGAGTTAACCGGAGGCGAAACCGGAACTGAGGGAACCCAAGAAGGAGCCCAAGGTGGTGCTGAGGCCGCTACTCAGACAAGACAAACTCCTGAGCAAAATGCTGCCTTTGCCGAAATGAGGCGTAAAGCTGAAGCGGCCGAAAGAAGAGCGGCAGACCTAGAGACACAACGTAGGCGTGACCAAGATATTGCCCGTAAATATGGCAGGGAATATGGAGTCTACTCTGATGCCGATGTTGCCGCACAATATGGCAAGTCTCATAGAATTAACACAGTTGAGGAATTCGAGGCTGCTCTACAAAAAGAAGAGTACAAAGCAAAGGGCGTTGACCCTGATCTGATTAATGAACTCGTTGCGAATCATCCCGATATCAAAGCGGCAAAAGCACAGCAAGGCCAAGCTGTGATTAACGATGAGATTAGGGAGTTAGCAGAAGAGTATCCGGATTTGAAGGTAAAGACATTAGCCGATATGCAAGCGTTACCGAACTTCGAGGCTATTAAGGCGAAGGCGTATAAAGGGATGACCCTTTTGGAGGCTTATGAAGCTGTTAATCGCGCTGAGATTCGCCAAAGGGCTAAGGAGGAAGGGGCGCAGGGGGCTATTCGCAATATCGGAAGTAAGGCTCATTTGGGGACAGAAAAGTCGGGGAATCAACAACAGGGTAAAGAGGTTGAGATAAGCCCCGAGAAGATGAGGGCTTATAAGGGCATGGGTTATTCGGAGGCTGAGGCAAGAAAGCGCGAGGCCAAGTATTTAAAGAAAAAATAAGGGGTGACTGAGTAATGGCACTAAGAATTATTGGAAGCGAATT